AACATTGCTCCTATCTGGTCACGCTGGGCTACCTTTGAGCCATCTGATCTAGTTGTTAAGCAACTTGAAGAAGGTAACTTTGATGTTAGCCTAGAAGACATACAGAGCAACTTACAGAAGCAAGCAGAGATAATCTTTGATTACATTAACCGATCTAACTTTGCTACCCAGTTCTATGAACACGCCCTAGACCTCCTCATTGGTACAGGAACACTGCGTATTGATGAAGACGAAAGCGACGAGATGCCCCTCATTTTTAACGCAATTCCGCAGAAGGGAATAGCGTTTGAGGAAGGCCCACAGGGTAATATCGAAACACACTGGCGACGATTTAAGGTAAAGGCTCGTAACCTAGAGCGTTACTGGAAAGGCTTTGAGCCATCAGAGAAGATGAAGCAGGTTATCAAGGATAAGCCAGACACTGATGTCGATGTGCGCGAGGGTGTTGTCTATATGCCCAAGAGCAAGACCTACTATGGTTGCGTATGGGTAAACTCTGAAGATCGTATTAGCTGGATGCAGGACTTTGGCGAGTCTAGCCCTTGGGTTACAGGTCGCTATAGCAAGGTAGCTGGTGAGATCAGAGGTCGTGGCCCAGCACTACAGGCACTCCCTGATGTACGCTCACTGAACAAGGCCAAAGAGTTTGTACTCCAGAAGGCCGCTATTGACCTAGCAGGTATGTACACTGCCACCGACGATGGTGTAACTAACCCCTACAATTTGAATATAAGCCCAGGCATTGTTATTCCAGTTGGTTCTAACAACAGCAGCAACCCATCCATTCAGCGTTTAGATACAGGATCAAACTTACAACTTGCCCAGTTCCAGATCAATGAAATGCAAATGTCGATCAAGAAGGCTCTATTCAACGATCTTCGTGATCCTACTGGTGCTGTGCGATCCGCCACTGAGGTTGCCATCGAGTCGCGTGAATTGGCAAAACGCATCGGCTCTGCCTTCGGCAGATTACAGACCGAAGTATTGATTCCAATCATTAAGCGTGTGGCCTCCATTCTAACTCGTCGTGGTATCATTACCCCTGTTGAGCTGGATGGTCGTCAGGTCGCTATTAAGTTTATGTCTCCATTGGCAAGAGCGCAGGACGGTGAAGACATCCTTAACGTACAACAAGCTGTACAGTTCGTGCTTCAGACTGCTGGCCCAGATCAGGCTAAGATTGGATTTAAGCTAGAAGACTTTGGTACGTGGGTTGCCGATAAGACTGGTATGCCTGCCGAGCTAATTAGAAGCCAAGCTGAGAAGGAAGCTGTAATTCAAGCTGGTGCTCAAATGGCACAGCAAGGAATGGATACTCAGGGGCAACCACCTGTTGACCAAGGACAAACTGCTCTATGAGTTGGGATACAATTAATCAAGCGACCACTAATGCAGAAGATGCAAAGGTGGTCAATGCAGAGAAAAGAAAGGCCGCCGCTGAATTGGCTCAAGCGTATACTAAGTGCTTCTCAGGTGACATCGGGAAGCGCGTACTTGAGGACATGACGCGGAGGTTTATCTTCAATAACGACACCCCCTTTGGTGCTTCCAATGTTGATTACGAGGCTGCTTACCATAACGGTGAGTCGGGAGTTGTTAAATTTATTATCAACCAAATGCAACAAGCTGAAATATTGTAAGGAATAATTATGAGTGAAGAACAGGCCGCAACAGAAGAAACAACAAGCGAAACCCTGTTGGATGCAAGCTCCCCAGAACTAAGTGAAGGTGAGTATTTTTTATCCGATGGTATCAAGGGTACAGGTGAGACACCCGAATGGTACAAAGGCGACAAGTATAAGTCTGTCGCTGAACAAGCCAAAGCCTATACTGAACTAGAAAAGAAGTTCGGTGGTTTTACTGGCGCACCAAAAGATGGCTATGCTGGCCCAGAAGGAGTTGAGTCTGACGATGCCCTATTGCAAGAACTGACCGAGTTTGCTGAGAAGACAGGTATGAGCCAAGAAGCCTTTGGTGATGCGTGGGAATTGCTGTCAGCACAGGGTGAAGCAGTAGAACAAGTTACCCAAGAGCAAGAGATTGCACGACTAGGTGACAATGCCGGAGAGCGTATCAAGAATGTTGAAGGCTATCTAAAGAACAACTTAGATGCTGACGACTATGAAGTGGTTCGTGATCTTGTGACTGATGCTAAGTCTATTGAGCTGGTAGAGTATTTGGTTCGTGCTACTGCACCAACTAAGCTACCTATCGATGGTGGACAGCATCCCACTGGCATGACCTGGTCTGACATTGAAGCTCAGATGTTTATGAAGAACGAGAATGGACAACTCCTCCGTAGCATTGATGCTAACCATGAAGCCAAAATCCAGAAGATGATGCAGGAATTTGGTGGCGATAAGGCTCATACCCGCACGTTTGGTTGAGTTTATGGGGTGAAAGGTGTATAATCGGCACACTGGACACCCCTTTCTATTAAGGCCCAGTAAATTTAGGTTGAATGCTGACCAAGTTTACTCGGGTACTCAGCTAAAACCTTGAAAAACTTTTATATTATTTATTACTCTTTTTCGAGGAAATCATTATGAGTAAGGTATTATCATCCGTAGCGGTAACGGAGTTTGACAGTCTTGTTAAACACGCATACCAAAACGCTGGCCTTTTGAAAGGCGCTGTAACTGTACGAAACAACGTAGTAGGTGACACCTACAAATTCCGTAACATGGGTAAGGGTCTAGCTAACCAGAAGTCTACTTCTGATCTAGTAACTCCTATGGACATCACTCACGGCTTCGCAACTGCAACTCTGCAAAACTGGAATGCTCCAGAATACACAGATATGTTTGATGCTCAGACTGTAAACTTTGACGAGAAGCAGGAACTTGCAAGCACTATCGCACAGTCTCTTGGTCGTCGTTGTGACCAGCTGGTTATCGATGCAATGGACGCAGAAACTACTTACGCTGGTACTGTAGTTGAAGGCGGCACTAACCTAACTACTGAGAAAGTAATTGAAGCTCAGGTAGCTCTTCGCGCTCAAGGCGTTCCTAACTCTAACCTGTATGCTGCTATCAATGCTCAGGGTCTGGGTGGTCTGCTTAACCAAGAAGAAATCACTTCTTCTGACTACAACAATGTTAAAGCTCTGGTCAACGGTGACGTTGATACTTTCGGTGGCTTTAAGTTCGTAGTTATCGAAGATCGTGCTGAAGGTGGTCTGACTGAAGCAGCTAACATCGTTGATTCATACTTCTTCTCTCAGGACGCTGTTGGTCTTGCAATCGGTATCGACATTAAGACTGACGTTGATTGGATTGCTGATCGCACTTCTTGGTTGTGTAACGGTATGCTGAAGGCTGGCGCTGTTTCTCGTGACGGTCTTGGTATCGTTAAAGTTCAATACGACAAAACTGCATAAGGGGAATTATCATGGCTTTTGCACGATCAGGTTTATCCCGCGTAGGCGGATCAGGTGGCGGTTCAGTATGGCTTTATGCTACTGAAGAAGCTGTTGCTACTGTACTTGGCGCTAACTTTTTTGTTCCTGCTAAGGACGAAATCAATGTTGGTGACGTTGTACTTGTAGTTGACACTAACGCTGTCGATTTTACTGTTTCATTCTGTGTAGCTAATAACGGTAGCACTACTGTTACTATGGCTTCTGGAACTGCAATCGGTAATAGTTAAGTAGTAAAACTGAATGGGGCTGCTCCGGTGGCCCCTTTCTTTACATCTAAAGGTTTTTTATGGCAAACAGTAAGCTATCGTTAATTAATAATGCTCTTATTCTTATTGGCGATGTGCCACTGACATCCCTGACTAGCGGTACTCGCGCTCAGGTTGTAGCCACTAGCCTATATGACAATATCGTTGAGAACGAACTCAGCAAGCATCGCTGGGGTTTTGCTCGTAACATTGCAGAACTTAGTAAAGATGTAGCTGCTCCGGTAGGTGATGAGTGGCAGACTTCATATACGCTCCCTGCCGATATGCTGGTATTAATTAAACTTGATCCCAGTATCCCATACCAAATTATAAACAATAAAGTCTACTGCAATTATAGCGGTACACTTTTCTGTGATTACATCCGTAAGCCCTCCGAAGCTGA